AACCTTCTAAACGAAGAAGATGTGGAAGGCTGTAGGTTAGTTTAAAAGCACGTCGTCTAAACTGTCCTAGCTGGTCAATCTTAGGAAGATCAGCATTAAAGTTTAATGTACGGGCTGTACTAAATGTTTTATAGTCATCATCAGACCACTGCACCGATACCGCTATGTCAGTTCCTGTGGAATCAGGGACATCACCTATGATCGATAAACGATACATAAATTTACGGTTAATGGTATCAAAGTCCAGCTTAGCAGAAGTAAAAACACAATTGATGGCTGTTCCAGCGTCAGTAAATAATGTTTCATCCATTGTGTAAATCTTACCGTTTGTTTTATCAAGCATGTAAGCGCTTCCGTTAGGACCGTCTGCAGCATGTGAACATAAGAATGCTCCTTCTGCTGTACCCCATTCGTGCCACATTTTTGTATCAAAACTATATACCAACGTTCTGTTAGTTAAACAAATCACATAACATTTTTGTCCTGCAACACGAACACTGAATGCTTGTGCATTAGCTAAACTAGCTCCATCTGCAAGTAGAGCACTTTTTACAGCAGGAATACCAATCTCAGCTGCCTTAAATCCATCAATGGTCCACACAGTGTGACCACCATTGTTTGTTTCTCCAATCATGATAACTTCTACCTCAGTTTGTACAACCGAGTCTCTAGCAGCAGTACCAAACTGTTGCACAGCAGAGTCATGACGTCCTAAAGGACTGCCTGTGGGATTAGCTACGTCGTACATATATTCGACGCTACTAGAACCCACAGCATAAATATAGTTATTGTTTTTAGACAACGCTACAATCTTATCTGGGTACATTTCAGCAGAGATATAGTCTCCTGCTGTCCAAGTTAAGGGGTCATCTAAATTGCTGTTATAGATGTCTTCACTGTTTGCTTTAGCAACAAACAAATAGGCATCTATAAAAATAGGGATAGGCACGTGTGGTGTTGGAAAGTCAGCACTTGTTATTTGTGTGTATGTTGTAGAATTACTAAACACATACCCATTTGTTCCATCTAACAAAATTAAAGAGACAGTTCCTGTACTACTGACAAACTCTGTAAATCCCACAGTTCCTGTAGAAGTTGCAAGGGTTAATACAGCAGAACCATTTGCATAAACCTTGTTACCAACAACAGCCATGCAATAACCAGTACCACTAATAACCCAATAATATATACCACGGCCTTCACCTGTTTGTGTGGTAAATGCTTGAGCCACTCCAGGGCGACTTTTAATAAAATATTTACTTTGATCTCCAACAGGACTCTTAATAACCTCCACCATCATGTTTAACAGACGGAAATCCTGTGCAGCATTAGTACCACGCTGTTGTGGATTGGAAATAAAATTGACTCTCTTGGTTTCGTATGTTTGAATTGCTGGTGTTTTTGAGTAGGCCATTTACATTGTCTTTCTACCAGCAGTATCTGGTTGGAAGAATATACCACCCTCTTCAGTACCAAACGACAGAGCTTTCTCATGGAAGAACTCAGCTTCTTTAGCAAGCAATTGTCTGTCCTGTAAAGGAACACCGTATTCTGGAGACAATCTGTGAGCCAAGCCATAGATGATTGCTTCTGTCCATTCAGACGGAAAGTCAATGTCATCTGTAGAAGATGTCATGTCCTCAAAAGGAGTTTGATAACGTAGGGTAATAGTGGTTGTAGAATCGCTAGGCTTGGGCCATAAATTAATTACACCATAATCACGCAAAGGTTGATAATACAAATTAACTGGTGTGCCAGAAGAATTAACTAATGGTAAAATAGCGTAGTTATAGTTTGTATAAATGTTCATTGGAACATTAGAATATGAGGTGCTGTCATTACGCCAAGCTTGTATAACCTTAAGCGGTTTATTCGTATTAAACGTTTGACTAGGACCAATGTTGTATGCGGCTGTGCCTGTAGTTACAGTGAAGGTGTAACTTTTAATTGACCAGAGAGGCATGCCGTCTGTTTCAAATGCCTTAATCATAGCGTTAAGGGCTTGTGTTGCGTCAGTAATTTGATAAGTCTCTGGAGAACTACCTCCTGACAAAACACCAAGTTTCCGCAATGCCGCAGAAATAATCTCGTTTCTGTTAAGTTTCCAAGTAGTTGTGCCCGAAGTGCTCATAATTAACCCGCTTGTTTGTGATATTCGTCCTCAGTTAAAATACCAGGTAGGTACTTTTTTTGAGGATTAAAAATTGTTAGTTTTTGTTGCCGCATTTCTGGGGCAAAGGATATGTGAGTCCATTTGCCATATTCATAAATCATCTGGTCAAACTTAATACCAGAAGCTTCTATGGCTTTACACACTGCATAAGGATTGCCAAAGGGGGATACAAAGTCTATTGCCCAACCATCCATGTGGCTAGACACTTTGCTACCGCCTACTGCCACATTAACTGCTGGCAGACGAATCCAAGAGTTTACAGAAATGGATTTACCAAGGAGTGCCCTCACTTGTTCCATACCGATTGCTGCCTTCTTCATGTTCTCAAGTTGACGAGCATCGGGTTGATTGTTAATACCCAAACGGATGGCTGTGTCCGAGTGGGTTGCTTCTTCCAAGCTAAAGTGTTCGGAGAGAATCATTTCTTTTTCATCTCAGCAAGTTTTTCAATTGTACGTCCACCAAAGTATGCACCCATTATCAGCATACCCCATTGTCCTAACAACTGAACATAAGACTCATTAGCGTTTAAACCAAAAGCACTCATCATAGCAAACAGGAAATATCCTGTAAAAATTGCTACAAGGCTCATGGGACGTATGTTTTTAGACAACCAAGAGTCAGACGACATGTCTGCATCCCAACGTTTAGAAACATTGTCATTTTCATTCTTGCCTGCATCTGCTGCAACCTTAGCAAACTCAAGTTCAAGTTCTGCTATTTTCTGTGCTGCTGCTGGGTCACCTGCTATGGCTTTAGCAACTTCTGTTACGCTGTCAGAAACACCCAGTCTAGACGCTATTGCTGATACGGCAGCACCACCTAAAGGACCAGCTACGGCTGTAGCCAATGTAGGGGCTAAGTTTTTAAGTAGCCCTAGCAAATCATTCATTGTTGTTCCTTTTACATGTTTCAAGTTGCCGTTCAATACGAGCAACGTTTTTATTAGCCAGCTTACGTTCTTCTTTAGTCCACCAAATAGCAACAAAGGTAACAGTGACCAAATAGCATGCTGCTATAATCACTGTCAAAATCCCCAACGTCGTACTCGATCCAATTCCACTAGTTCTTGAAGCGCCCATAAGTTTCCTATAATAAAGACAATGGCACAAACAATAGCTACTGCAATCCAGGAATACTCTTCAATAAGTTGTAGTTGATATTTCCGTTTAAGTGTGGCTATACGTTCTAGCTCATCTTGTTTCTTTTTAAGAAGCGCTCGCTCTTCCGTAAGTCTGTCTCGTTCTTCTGTGATTTCAGTCCACAAGTCAGGCATCCCTAGCTCCCAGCGCACCATATGCTCTAGGTCAGCGTAATACCTTCTAATTTGTCTAACACGCATAACATTGTCAATGGCTTCTTGTGTGACATTGCGCGGCTTACCAGCCATCACATCTGCCTTACGTTGAACCTTTTGTTTTTCGTGTTCTTCTTCTAAAGTTTGTTGTCCTACAAAGAAAGAGGACAAGAATCCTCCAACTTCTTCACCAATGTGAGCTACTTCTTGTCCAGTCGCTTTAAGTTCTTTGTAAACAGAAATGCAACCTTGTATGCCGCTGTACGCAGCCTTACAAGTAGCAAAGATGGTTATTGGGTCAATTTTATTCTCACTTAAGGTGGGTTAACATTGCAAACAATGTGCCTGCCATACCTGTCATCATAATACCACAAGCGCCTATTAGAATACCTTCTAAACGCTTTAAACGGGCATTAATGACAGCATAACGTTCGGCACACACCAATTCATGGGCAGACAGTTTTGCGTCTGTAGCGTCAATTGTTGCCATTATTTTGCTTCCAAAGCCACAATACGGGCGGTTAGTGCTGTTATTGTTTCTGCTTGTGTGTCATTGAGTGATTTTAAATCTTTGATAGCGTTGACCATATGCCAAAAGATGTTGTCCGAGTCCACAGAAATAACACCAGTTGATTCTTCTTTTACGCAATCAGGACATATCTCACGCAATTCTTGGGCTATTACGCCTAGTTGAACACCTTGCTTGTCAATGACTGTATGGGATGGTAATTCTGTAACTTCTTCTGCTGTGCGGTATTCAAAATTGCGAACACGAATTCTGGTTACTAGGTCTAAACCTTCAGTATTGTCTACGATATTTTTCTTGAGCCTAAAGTCGGAAGTAGTTGCCCATGAAGATGAATTAGCACCGTTATATGTGCCACCACCATTGGCGTTAATAAATGCGGTATTTGAACCTTTACCAGTTGGGCCGTTACCAACACCCACAACAAGTTCATTTGCTGCACCGCCAGAAGATGCGGCTACATTTCCACCTATATATGTTCCAGAACTACCAGTAGTAATTCCAGCACCAGCGTCTGCGCCAACGCAAGTAACATTTCCACCTGTTGTTATCTGTCTACCAGCAGTAGCACCAACGCAAGTATTACCACTGGCAGAAGTAGCAACATAACCAGCGTGATAGCCTACATAAACATTGTTATATGCAGAAGATAAACTAACTTTACTTGCGCCAGAACCAATGGCTACATTCTGACCATTACCAGTATTGCCTTCTGTGTATAGGGCTTGAAAACCAATCGCCACATTATCGTTGTTACCGCCTGTATATAAGGCTTGACAACCAACTGCAACATTTTGTGATAATGTTCCACCTTTAAATGTTTCAAAACCAACAGCAGTGTTATTATTTGCGACACTTGAGTAACCTGCTTGGTGTCCAATAAAAGTTCCGTTATAATGAGTCGTTGTTGAAAAGCCTGCTTGATATCCAAGTGCCGTATTTGAATCAGTTGCACTTTTTAATGCTTGATAACCAACAGCAGTTGTTCCAACAGTAGAGCCACTAACAACTGACGAAGCGGCTTCAAATCCAATCGCTGTAATACCGCCAGCCGATGTTACTGAATTACCAGCGTTATATCCATAAGCAGTCAAATAAGGTGAAGCACCGCTTGCTGTTTGCTTTCCATAAACAATACCCAACGCAGTAGGCGTAGCGGCAGAAGGAGATGCAGCAGCCCATGTGCCATCACCTCTCCAAAATGTTGAAGATGATGCACTAGTACCACTGTTTAAATTGGTTACGGGCAAATTGCCTGTAACACCAGTAGTTAATGGTAAACCCGTTGCATTAGTTAACGTGGCACTTGCTGGAGTTCCTAACGCACCACCAGCTTGATATTTATCGGTATTTAAGTTTGTTAAGTTACTATCCATCTCAGTATTAGTGAGAGGAGAGCCTTTACCTGCTCGTGTTACAATGGTACTCATATTTTATTAACCTACGGTAATAACCCAAGTGATTGTCATTTCATCGGCAGCGCCTTTGTTAACAACAGAAAAAACGGTGCGTGCTAGCATTGTGCCAGCAGAAGCAGCATTAAAAATACCAGCTTCAACTAGAGCACCTGTACCAGAACCAGCTACAAACGTAGTAACATATGTCACTGTGTTAGTAGAAGCAGTACCACCAGAAACGGTAGTAGCAACACGTGTTACTTCTGTACCCAATGTAGTATCACCTACAGCAGCAGCTGTACTAGATGTACCAACACCAATCCATCCCATTACAGTGGCAGAAGCGCCAGCCATACGAGAAGCAATAAAGGTTTTACCAGCGGTAACAACCAAATTTTTAAGTTCGCGTCTGTCTTTAATTTCGCCTGTGACAGGGTTACGAACTTCGATGACTAAATCACCTTTAACGGGAAAATTTTCTGTAATCATTTAAATACCTCAAAATGTTGTTGATGTTCCAACGTAGTCTGCTGCAAAGTAAGTAGGGTCTACGTAATTTTTAAGAAGGACGTTGCCAGAATCAGCTAAAGAAACTGTGTCTGCAAACGCTTTAAAGATTTTCAACAAAGTTGAAAGAGCTTCTGAAACAGACACTGTATCTGTTAAAGCTTTAGTTACCTTTAGAGTTGAAGACTCTGTAGTAACAAACGAATCTGCTAATGAAATGTTATATTTCATTGCGATACTTAAAGCTTCTGCTATGGTTGTTATATCTGTTAACGCTTGTTTAAACGTTATAACAGCAGCATCTGATGGGGTAGCTGTATCTGCAAATGCTCTTACAAAACGTCTAACAACGGTAATGTTATCTGAAAAAGAAACACTGTCTGCTAAAGGTCGTTTAAACGATGTTGCTAATTGTTCTAATACATTAAGTTGGTCATTAAATTGACGAACCCATTTTGCTGTAATGTAAAAATCTGAAATGTATTCTGATAAAAAATATCCTGCATCTACATAATCACCTTCTTCATGGTAATCGTGCATTTGAGCAGTGTCTACAAGACCAAATTTAGTAATGTAAGTATCTTCAGCGGGATAAGGGCGCGCCCACGGTACAGAAATCTGTTCTCGTTGTACACGCAACAAATCTTGTGGATGTCGTTGTTCCCAGTCTTCTCTGCAAACTATTAAACCATCCCATCTTTTTTGTAGACTAGAGGCTTTAAATTTGCGTCCGCATGAGTCACACAGCGCGTTCCAGTCTCCTAAAAGTAAATGGTTTTTCATGGCATCACTTCAGAAAACGTAGTTTGTAGATTGTAGAACGAAACAGTTTTACAACGTTGTCAATATCGTTCTGAATAGAAGTGTCTGTTTTTTCAAAAGCTTCATACCGATTACCCTCAATCCACTTCAAAGTTTCTTTCATATACTTTAAAGGATCGGTGGCATCTTTAGCAGCTAGCGTAGGGATGTCTAGGAGTTCTTCCTGCTCACCTTGCCATTGTTCTGCTATGCCATCAGCATGATCGACAATTTCTTCATAAAACGTGTTTAAAGCTGAATGCTGTGAAAAGCTTTCAGTCTTTAAATGCAATTGATGAGCAACTGTCCTACTTAAAAACAGCACACCGATAAATTTACCAGCGGCTTGTTTACTCATAAGTTACCTTATTGTAGTGGGACGACGTAAGCACCATCCTCAAGGGGTTCATAACGAAGATAGTGTTTCCATGTTCCTGTAGTAGAACCAACGCCAACTACAATGGATAATGTACCATCTTTAAAAATAATACCACGTGCTGTGGTGTTTAACGCCACACCAGTTGCTGCAACAGTAGGAGCTGCAGCCAAAGTAGAACCATCCATAACAACTACAGTACCTGCAACAGCGTTAGCTAAAGAAGCAGATGCTCCTGAAATAGTTGCTGCTGTACCTGTTGTAGGAGTTAGTTTATATTGAAGAGTTGAAGCGGTAGCACCGTTTGCTGAATAACATTCAGAATGCAAACTTAAGATTTGTACATCACCAACAGCAGTAAACAAAGTGTCAGCTGTTACCATCACTTTAGCAGCAGTTTTAGCTAAGTGATCTGTTGTACCAACCACGCCTGCTGCATTATTATTAACAATAGAACTCATTTTATACTCCCATCAAAACATTGACAGAAGCACCTGTACCAGAAATTGCTGTGACGTTAGCACGTACAAATTTCCATGGGGCTGAGGTAGCAAAACCATCAGCAGTTAAAGTTGTACCAAGTGTTAAAGTAATTGTGCCCAAATCTACATAAGAATTGGCATCATCTAGATTACTGCCTTGGATTTTAACGGTTGCTGAACCAGTACTTGCAGTTGTAGTACCAGTTACTTGAAAGGTAGCGTAAGGGCTATCTTTAAAAATTCGGGGGGTAGCACCAGTAGCAGTTAAACCTGCACCGTTGGGGTCAAGGTTATAAACCTTGCCACATTTGACCCATACATTTGAACCAGCCATAATATTTTCCTTTTACCAAAGACGGAAGACTCACCATCTCCCAAGAAGAAAGAAAAGGGGCATTGCGCCCCTTCCCCATTATCGAATGTATGTTACGATAAACGTGTATGGACCACCTGTTGTAGAGGCAGTACCAGTTTCTGCATAAGTTGCTGTAATCTTCAAGTCGCCAGTCAAAGGAACTGGTTGAAGGTTAGGCAAGCTAGGCATTTGAACAATTGCTGTAGTTGCACCAGCTGTTTTAACGTTTACGGCAGTACCTGTGGAGATAGCGCCAGTATTGTCAGAAACAACAATGGTAACAGTGGCAGTAGTACCAGCATCCGAGTTGCTAGAACCAGTCATGACAATGTTCAAAATAGAAGCATCGCCAGGAAGGACAGCTTTCAAAGTAGAAGAAGTATCTGTACGGGCAACTTGGAATGCCTTAACGTTTACGTCTTTACTTACTGGAATGTTGGTTGTTGGACCTGTTGAACTAATAACGTTCAAATCGGTAGCGAGAAAACCCATAATTTATCCTTTATAGTTAATAGGGGAGACTAGCTCCCCCAGATAAATTAAGCGCCAGGCGAACCGTAGATACCACGAACGTCGGTTGCACCGAAGCTGAAGCGAGCAGTAGCCTTGAACTTAGCGTTCTCAGTGTCCCAATCGTTGTCCATGTCGAACTGGTCAGCGCGACGCTCAAAATACTTCATGCCGTGTGGCACGTCAGTACGAATGA